CCAACATAAGGTATCAGTTGCAGTAGCTTTATTAAGATAACCACCTGCCATACTATAAGAGCCAGTAGCGCCATAAGTAGTACCTGTGTTAGCAAGAACAGCAGAAAAGCTATGACTGCCTGAAGCGTTAGACTTACCAAGAGCCACAGCATTACTGCCAGAAGCTGTAGCAGAATAACCTACAGCACTACCAAAGCTACCACTAGCAATAGAGCCGTAACCAACAGCGTTAGCTCCTGCGCCAGAGGCGTTAGCCTGATGGCCATAAGCGGAAGCATGATCTCCTGTAACAGTAGCCTGATACCCAATAGCAGTAGATCTTTCATTAGCTGCTTTACTGGAATACCCTATAGCTACACTATTAGCACCAAGTGCACCGTAGCTTGAAGTGTTATTATCTATAACCACTGCAAAACTGTCAGTACCAGATGCGTAGGAATTTCCAAGTGCGACTGCTGCTACACCAGTCGATTGCGCTGTCCAACCAATAGCTACTGCTTCATTAGCAGTTGCGTCTGTATTAGCCCCTAAAGCAGTTGAACCATATGCAGATGCTACTGATAAACGCCCAATTGCTGTGCCGTATTGACCCGCTGAAGTATTTCTCCCAATAGCAATTCCATCACTTCCACTAACAGTTGCAGAAGTGCTTATTGCTACTGCATTAGCATCACTAGCAGAAGAACCAGACACGGCTCCACTGCCAATAGCTACAGCGTTTGCGCCACTTGCTGTTGGGTCAGTAGCACTTGAAGGGTTAGCAGCATAAAGATCAGGGCTTCCTCCAACAGCTGTACCATCAAGAAGGAGGCTTGTACCGTCACTAGTAAGCGTAATATCACTACCAGATCCCGTGTTATCAAAGTTAATTGATCCCATTAGTAAATTACCTCCGTTGTATTAATTGTAGCTACCCAACGTATGTTGTGAGAAGCTTCTCCTGTTACTGTAATTGCTACAGCACCGTTTGTTGTATCTGCTGAAAGAGCAATACTCCAATTTGCAGCACCTGTACTTTCACTAATTTTGTTGATGTTGTACGAGCCAAGGGCTGTTGTAGAAGCACTTCCTGCTCTAACTGCACCGCCTTTAACTTCCCAAACAGCAAAGTCATTAGTGCTTGAACTATCTTCACGAGCAATAACTGTACCTGTAAAGCCATAAACAGAATTGTTAGGAAGGACTACTTGATTGGTAGCATCTGCTGTAGTTCTATTTGTCGTTAAAGCTTCAGCAGTGGCATCTGTGGTGTCAGATTTTAAAATAAAATGACCGCTTTGTGCTTTGCCTTGCCCCCATGTGTCACTGTTTGAAAACGCATACTTTCCCTGTGTTTCAGACTTAGCATACCTGCCTATTGCGACACTGTTTTTAGCAGAGGCGATCCCTTCATAACCAATAGCTATACTATTTTGACCAGAGGCTAGACCACGCATCATAGCTAAGGCGTTACTATTTGTAGCTTGCGCTAACAGCCCAATCGCTACGCTGTTTCCACTCGTGGCCTTTGTAAGGTTTCCGATACTTACTGTGTTGTTATTAGTAGCACCATAGCTGTTTGTATTGTTAGTAATAGCCGCAGCGAAGCTGCTATTGCCAGAAGCGTAAGATGTTGCTAAGGCCATTGACCCTGTACCTGCCGCAACAGAGCCTACATTATTCCCGTCTGAACCTGCTGCAAAACTTCCCTGTCCACTTGCGGTAGACCTTTGAAATGCATTACTATAAGTTGAAGAGGAAGTAGATGATAAACCAAAAGCAAAAGCACCAAAGCCAGAAGCGTTTGAACCCCCCAAAGCAACAGACTGATTGCCAGAAGAAGTAGAATTGTTGCCAATAGCTACAGCATTAGAACCAGTTGCGCTTGGCGTTGTGGCACTGGAAGCATTGTCTCTGTAAAGATCAGGATCACTTCCACTAGCAGCCGCCCAAGAAGCAACCCCAGAACCATTTGTCGTAAGCACATAATTAGCAGAGCCGTCTGAGGTAGGAAGGGTGTAAGCACCATTAACGTTTACTGTACCATAAGTCCTAATACCTGATGACGTAGTAATTAATTTTATATTACCACCTTGACGTAATCTAACTTCAGTTGCGTCAGCAGAAATTAACTCTACATTACTTGCATCTTTAATATCTATAAATGACGATTTAATTATAAGATTACCAGTTCCTGATTCAGTAATATAACTATTAGATCCATCGTGTGTTATTGTAAGATCGTCAGCATTACCAAAACGTGCTTGTGTACCGTCTTTAAAATGCCAATGACCTAACGCCATCCAGTCTGTATCATAGCTAGTACCATTAAAGCTAAGATCAGCACCTCCACTAGGAGTAAAAGTTAGCTTGCTAGAATAATCAATATGATTGTCTGTACCGTCATGGTAGATTTGTAAGTCAGAACCAGCCCCGAAAATAGCTCTTGAACTATCACTAAAAGTAATATTGTTGCTATTAGTGTCAAGAGCGCCACCAAGTTGTGGTGTAGTGTCTCCTACAAGATCACTTGATACAGTACCAAAGGATAAATTACCTGAACCATCTGTCTTTAAAAATTGACCTGCAGATCCATCTGTGTTAGGATAATCAAGACCTGCTAAAACAACTTTAGCGCCGCCCCCGCCTGGAGTTATGTTGATATCTATACCAGAGGCCGAAGTAATACTGTTTCCATTAGCGTCTAAATTGCCGCCTAATTGTGGGGTAGTATCATTAACAACGTCTGTAAGGTTGCTAACCCAAGCACTACCGTTGTAAACTTTTAGAACACCAGCATTACTATTAAAATATAAAGCGCCCGTAACAAGAGCATCACCGTCATTATCTAAACTAGGGTCTCCTGTTTTAGCACCTAAGTAAATATCATCAACTTCATCAGCTGCAGCCGCCGCCGCTGTTGCGCTAGAAGCCGCCGCTGTTGCTGAGTTAGAGGAATTAGTAGCATAAGTAGCTGCGTTAGTTTCTGAAGTACCTGCTGCAGTAGCAGAGGTAGCTGCTGCTGTTGCTGAGTTACTAGCTGCTACAGAAGGCGCTTCCCATGATGTTCCATTATAAAATTTTATAGCGTTATTATTACTATCATAATACATAGCACCTTCAACAAGAGCATTACCATCGTTATCAACTGTAGGATCTGAGGTTTTAGTACCTAAAAACTTGTCATCAAAATTATCAAAAACTGTTTGAACAGATGCTAAAGTTGAAGATGCACTTGACGCACTAGACGCAGCATTAGATGCGCTTGACGTTGCACTGGTTGCAGAAGTAGCTGCACTAGTAGCACTATTAGCTGCATTAGTTGCAGAAGTACTTGCACTTGAAGCACTTGTAGCTGCTGAAGCTTCACTAGAAGCCGCTGCATTTTTACTAGCTAAAGCACTAGTAGCGCTAGTAGAAGCCGCGCTTTCACTAGCTGCTGCGTTAGTAGCTGCTGTATTAGCGGCATCGCGAAAGGACAAAGCAGAAGAAGAAGAAGTAGCTGCAGAGTCTTTATGACCTGATGCAGTAGTTGCACTATTTGATGCACTAGTAGCACTAGTAGAGGCATTAGTTGCAGAAGTAGCTGCGTTAGTAGCGCTAGTAGAAGCAGAACTTGCACTAGCCGCTGAATTAGTTGCAGAGGTAGATGCGTTGCTTTCAGAAGTAGCCGCATTAGATGCGCTAGAGGCCGCTGCATTTTTACTAGAAGTAGCACTAGTAGCTGAAGAGGTAGCACTAGTAGCAGAAGAACTTGCAGAAGTTGCAGAGTTAGCCGCTGCGGTAGCGGAAGCACTTGCATCACTAACTTGAGTATTAATTTGAGATAGGCTACTAGCTGCACTAGTTGCGCTTGTTTGGGCTTCTAAAGCAGGATATTCCCAAGATGTTCCATTATAAACGCCTAATTGGGACGTAGTAGTATTGAAAAACAAAGCACCTGTTATAAGTGCATCACCATCATTGTCTACTGTTGGCGCACTAGATTTAGCACCTAAGAATCTATCATCAAAAGTGTCTAATGCTGTTTGAGCGTTTGTTGCTGCTGTAGTTGCAGAGGCAACTATATTAGCACCACCTAAATTTGTATCTGATACTTGATTACCTGCACCATCTGAAATAATAACGTGAAAATCACCATTACTATCAATAGATGCACTAGTAACAGAATCGCCTTTAGATCCTTGCCCACCTGTTCGAGATAGACTTACTGCTAACTTATTGTTATTTAAACTAACTTTATAAGACATTACGAAATCTCCGTTGGTGAATAACGTACTTCGACTACGCCTCTAATAGGCTTCCAAATTTGTTGGTTAGTACCAACGCCTGTGTCAGTAACTTCAAGATCAATAAAACCATAAACAGGTTTATCTGGAATAGGATAAGCATCCCAGTTATCAATCAAAGTTTGTGGAAAGACAATTTCAAATTTATTGTCTGAAGGAGTACTGTCAATTATTGTCAGAGTGGTTACTGTAGGCGAACTAGATGCAGTTGCAGGGATAGTACCTGAACTCTGCACATTGTCTGCCTCTATTACTTTTGATAAGATCGTATATCCTGTTAAGTTAGTAAGCCAATTTAGCGTTACTTCTAGCCGTGTTTGTTCTCCTTTTATGAGAGAAACTAAAACAGAGCCGTCATCAGTGATAATGTCTTTAGATTGAGACGTTATTTTTGAACGTGGCATTTTATTTCCTTTCTACCGATCCTCAGATGGGTAAGTTAAAATCAACGCACTACTTCTTAATACTATTTTTTCTTTTTCTTACGCTTAAGTGCAGAAGCTGCCATATCAACGCCCTACCTTTTTTTACTACGCCGCCTCATAGCAGAAACCTTACGTGCTTTTGCTAAGGCGGCTTTACGTGCGGCTGTCATTTTGTAAGCTGTACCGCCAATTGCGCTACCTATAGTACCGCCTATAGCCATTACCGTTTCCTTCCTTTAAGCGCTCTAGAGATAGCCTTTTTATGGGCCGCAGTCATCTTATAAACACGACCTGCTTTTGCCGCTCCTTTAGCTAAAGGACTACTTTTAGAAGCTTTCATAGTATATAGCACTCCCCCTGAGTACTTTCGAGAAGTACTCCCTTTAGCTTCTCCTGATTTAAAACTTTTTTTAATAGATTTTTTCAAACCACTAGTAATAGTGCTTCTCATCGCTTTACGACGATATCCTTCTTTGATAGTTTTACGAGCATTTTTTCCTGCCCTTTCTATATCACTTGGGCCTTTACCTTGAAGAAGGGCTTTCACTCTAGCTTTATTTTGTGCTTTTTTTAATTTTTTTCTTTTTGACATCAGTAATTTCCTTTTTAAAATCCAAAGCCTCGTGTGGTAGCCTTTGTACCTGCACGGATAGGGTATAAATACTCAACAGCATACCTTAAAGCATCTGTCCAGTGTTCTATACCTTCTTTTTTATCTATTGTAGCAGAGTCAGGATTCGACTCTACCCATTGAGTTCTTTCTATAGATTTAATAGTGTTTACACACTTAGGATGCACCAACATATCAATATCTCCATTAGCATTTTTAAACTTTTTGTTTACTGCCGCTACAGAGTCAATAATTGGTGGAGCCTTGGAATGCGCTCTCGTCATAATACCATTAGCCTGAAGTATACTAAAGTCAGTAGTACCTACCGCTGCACTGCTCTTACGAGCCTTTCCTGCAGGGTCAGGATAAGATATTATGCGATGCCCTTTATACTTATCAGCTAAAGCTCTCGCTAAAGTTTCAGTATCAGGATGTCCTTGCATCTCATCTATAATATGTATTTGATTTCCTCTTATTCCAAAGATAACAGAAGCCATAATGCCAACGTTAAAATCAATAGCAACGTGTACATCTTCTTCTTCATCAAAATAAGGTAAAGATTTATCTATATGATCCTTACGGTTAAATGTATAGAATACATTATTACCAGAGTCTTCGAAGCTTGCAATATACTCTCTGGCAAACTTTAAAGGATCAAGTGTTAATTTAATTCGATCTATTTCTTCTTCATCTAGGAAAGGAGAGTCTTGATAGGTATAAGTGTAACTCTTCCAATCCGTATCACTGTCTTGTCTGTTATACATTTCATAAAAATAGTCATAACCTCTGGGAGTACTAATAATAAGCGCTCGGCCAGAGTTAGCATTGAATTTCTTAGCATTCATAGGCGACCAACGAGTAGCAACGCAAGGTTGTATAATTGATTCCCATGATTCTTTAAGGTTCATTCCTGCACCTTTCCATGATGTAACCTCATCAGCTACAACAAAGTACTGACCTGTTCCACGCATACGTTGGGAAGCTTCGTAAGACCACAGTTTTAAGTGAACATTTTTGGGAAACCAAAATTGTCCTGCGGCCTTAGAAGCTTTGTCGGCGTAGTCTTCCATACCCAACTGCCAAGCTATCAGGGGATAATAAATATCCACTGCTTGGCTATAAGTAGGTGCAATGAGTGCTACGTTCTTATTTGGAACGTCCTCATCTAATTCTAATAATTCTTGTACTGCGATAATAGCAGCTGTGGCGGCTAGGTAAGACTTACCAAAGCCTCGACTAGCATTAACAACACTATATCTACAACTGTTATCTACAAATAAATCTCTAATAACTTCTGACTGCTTTTCATGTAACTTTATCATACTATACTCTTACGCTATAATAAAGTTTACATGCTCACCTTGTCTTTGTGGGTAAACTTTATTCATATTCTGAGGATGATA